AGGCGTGAACGGTGCCACTGCGCCCGTCTTCGTGATGTTGTGCCTCGATGCATACAGCCAGTATGGAAGGTTCTGAACGTCAACCTCCATCTCGACTGAGCCTTCCACGTGGTACGGGGCAGGCTTGACATCAGAGTGAATCGTCTGCTGACGAATCTGCTCACTCTTGTACTTCTCTTCCGTGTACATGAGTGATTCACTCAGCACAGGCACGAACACAGACGGGGCCACGTACGTACCCATGACCGTCTCGAATGCGATACCGACCTTACCTCCACCGCCGAGTCCCGCAGGCATCTACTTGTCACCTCCATCCTTCACTAGAGCGGCAGCCTGTGTCTTCTCTGCCTTTGTGTCAAGCTCAGTTGTACCACTGAGCTTCGCAAACGTACCGTGCCCGTAGATGTCCTTCACGCTACGGCCAACACGTCCGAGAAACGCAAGCTCATCTTCTGCTGTGAGCTTACGAGACGAACCGTTCTCAACCAGAATGCCGTCGCAGTCCATCTCGGTACCCTTCGGCAAGTCCGGGTGATTCACTTCAAGTGTGTAAGCCATCTCCCGCCTTTCTTATGATTGATCGAACAAGACACGATTCGATCCACTCCACGTCAATCGTGTCGTCACAATCCCTGTCTGACCCATGTCGGTCACTCGCGCCGAGAGGCCAGGAAACTCACCGTCTACGAATCCGTGGATGATGTGGCCTCCTAGCGTCCTATCCGAATGAAGCAACTTACGGATATCGGTTGCGAGTTGAATGTCCTTGCGAGATCGTGTCGCCGTATCGACGGATAGTTCGGCGTGGAACACCCATATGTCCAGGTGAAACTCCACACGAAACATGTTCGTGCTGTGAATCTGCCGGTCGGTTCGATCTGCTTGTACGAGAGCGGCAGGATAGACCGGGAGCAAGTCCTCATCATTCTCTGCAACATACTCAAGGCCGAGGGCAGGCTGTGCGTCCTTGAGCATCTGAATGATGTAGTCGAATGGTTGAAGGATGTCATGGAAATCCTGTGCCATTACCGGAGCCTACGACGCCCTGGACGGAACGTCATCGCTTCCATCGGAACGAACGTACCCAGTGAGCTACGACCACGAATGCCTAGACCACCAGACGGGGTGAGATACAGCGCCAACACGTTATCGAACCACTCACCGAATGCGTTCAGGATGATGCGATTGCCTTCAACACTAACTCCTACGAACTGTCGCTGTTCGATGTTAGCTGCATCCGATCCATCCTGATGCACCCACCCGTACTGGATGCGATTCTTACCCGTCGACCACGGCCATCCCTTTGTGTCATAGAACAGAGTGTCACCCGTGATGACGAATGCATCCTCGTCAATAGCTGCTTCGTACAGATGTTCATCTCGACGTAGGATGCCGACGTTGGGATACGCCTCCGCAATGGGCCTGTACTTGTCCGACCAGTCCACCCATTGCCTACCATCGGGTGAAGTCTGCGAGAGGAAAGATGCCTTGATCTCTTCCTGCATCTGCTTCGCAGCGAACAGCAATGGTGCAGCAGGGTTGCGCAACGCATCCGCTGTCCGATACATGGCGCTCGCATATACGCCAGGGTCAGGTTCCCACACCCATGTGATGTGTGCGCCCATCGAGATCAGTATTGGTCAGCCATCGTGAACTTAGGATCGTCTGTTGTGTCGTTCGGCCAGAACCACGTGTTGTCGAAGTTCGTGCCGATCTCGACATCAGGAATGGGTAGCGTTCCGTTGATCACCTTCATCAGCAAGTCCATCGCCTCTTGGTACTTGTTCTGTGCAAACTCGGGATCACCAAGACGATTCTCGCTGTAACGTGTGCGATAGATCAGAGCAGCACAGAAGCGTCCCGTGATAGCACGAATGACTTCAGGTGTCGTCTCGGGTGTAGCCCAAGACGCAAGTACTGCCGAATCGACAACGCCAGCGAGATAACCCCTGACGATCCTCTCCGAGTCAAGCTTGCACTGGATCAGATCGTCAGGGATAGTCTCTATCTTCAGCTTGTCATACGGCAGATGAACTTGCACATCTGCATCGCTGACAAACGGCATCGCTACGCCCCCTCGGGCTTATCCTCACCCAACACAGGTGCGTCTTCCGACGCAGGCCCGTGCATTGCAGGGGGCAGCGTGACGATTGCACCATGCTGTGCACCCGTCAACGCCATCAGCTTGTTGGGATCGATCTCGCCTTCCTCGTCCACGATCATGCGCATGACTGCACGATGTGCCGACGTATGCTCGTCGGTACCCGCGGGAAGAGGATATGGACGCACCGACTGTCCTTCCAGCAGATGCGCCCATTCATCATCATCCAGGCCAAGCTGTGCCTGTGACACAGGCTGTCCGCATTCCACGATGTTGCGACTCACCACGATCTTGCGAGTACTACCGTTCGGTGCAGTACGCTCTTCAGTCTCGCCACCGTAGTAGATGTTGCTCCATGCGTAGAACTCGGACTCTTCCTTCTTCTCGTTACGCGGTCGCGCCATGATTCTCTCCTATCACCACGCGGATGAACCGAAGGCATCCTTGATCAGATAGCCTGCGGATGAGAACGTGACCTTCAAGTCCCACTTCCACGATGTGCGGACGAGATCGGACTTGCGGCCCTCTTCGCGCCATCTGTCGACGGGACGAGTAGTACCATCGGGATACGTCTGTGCGAACGTCTTCCCGAAGGACAGATCGTTCTGGCCCAACGAGTCGTTGACGTAGCCGAGCCAGACATCCTTGCCCCACACCGACACAAGGTTGGTGGTGGACTCCTGAATGTCGTCGTCGTTGTAGTAGTCGTCACCGATGAGAATCATCTCACCGTCGTAGCCCGTGAGCGCACGGAATGCACCGTCATCGGTGAGCGCGAAGTTCGTGAAGCGCGCCACCATGTCGGGGTGGTTCTCAAGCCATCCCTGGCCCGGTGAACCCATTGCCATGCGGTTCGGTGCCTGACCCGTCAGCACTGTGATCTTGTTGACCGCGGCACGAACGATGTCGATGGGGTTCGACGTTGCACCCGCGTAGTTGTCCCACTGATCTGCTGTAACCAGCGTGACCGTGTTGCCCACGGGATACGTTGCCGTGTTGCGAAGTAGTGCAGCGGTTGCAATCTCATGCTCAAGCAGAAGCGAGTCGAGCGTCTGCGTTGCAGCATCCTCACCCGGATTGAACTGGATTGCACCACCGTTTGCACTGTTCGCAAGACCACCCTGCGAACCAAGCTGCTGATATTCCTCATCAGCAACTGCGGCCTGAAGCGAATGCTCGCGCGTCTTGAACGAGTCCTCGCTCCAACGCCTACCGCGAACCTCGTTCGCAACGGCACCCGGCTCACGACGAGACGGGAAGCGAACGCGACCGGACTTGTCGAACACGCGATACTTCGCTGACTGCGTGTTGACAGGTGCCAGCGGCATCAGGCGAAGCCCGATGAGAGTAGGCGAGCCATAGCCGACCGAGAAGTCTGTCAGCCATGGGTCGACATACAAGGTACCGGGATCGTAGAACATGTCGTTATCTCACCTACCTTTCTACGGGTGGATACCAGCAGCAGGCGAGAGATGAACCCTCGCGAACCCACCGGCTCCGTCGGCGTTTGCCTCGACACAGTGACCAACCACTCGATCACCAGCCGTGCCTGTCGTTGCACGTCCGTTGGCGCTGATGACGACGAGTGCACCAATGGCGATGTTCGCCGTGCACTCCATCAGCGTATCGCCTTCGACAGCGATGGACGCACCCTTGCCGCGCAGAATCTCTCCTGCGGTTACATCATGCTGCACAACACCAGCGATGATATCGGTGTCAGCAGTGACGGGGCCAACAGTCTCAGCAGCGGTGAACTTCACTGCACGAAACTTGGTGAGAGCTTCGGCTGCGTCGTACCCCTTGTCCTGAATGTAGTTACGAGTCTTGCTAGGCGGCATGTGTCCTTACCTCCCTTCTAGCGTGTGTGCCCATGCGCGTATGCACGCGCAAGATCGGGATGTGCCTGCGACACATGCGCCACTGCTGCCGCACGATCCAGGTTGTCCTCCGTCATTGCCTGCTTGACGAGATCAGTGAATCGCTTGCGATCCACAGTGAAGTCACCCGTCACCTCGTCCGATCCGTCCGAGTCGATCTGCCGAGTCGAACCGATCTCACCGTACTGCACGACTGCCTCACCCGACGAAACCGTGTCGAGTAGTTCACGAAGATCGGTCACGCTGAACGTACGTGCAGCGGCCCTCTCATGAGACTGGACAATCTGATCACGGACGAGAGGCGAGAAGCCACGGTTCTGACCATCGAACCTCTCGTACATGTTTGCGAACGCACTGGCTGCGCCAGCACGCTCCCTATCCTGCATCTCGCGAAGCTGCCGAGCATGCTCAGGATAGTCGCGCTCGAAGTCACGTGCCTGCTGTGCGTGCTGTGTTGCATCGTTGAGAGGCACCACAATCTCAGCCATCCGCGACTCGACCGCTTCAGCAAGCATCTCATCGGTCGTGTCCTCATCGAACGCGATACCGAGAGTTGTTGCCTGACGAATCAGCCACTCTCTATTCACTGCTTCCTCCGTTTCCGGTTCGAATGCTGCGGGAGGTGAATCGCGCCTCCATCCACCCACGATGGCGGGATCACCAGTTTCAGGCGGCTCACGTGGAGTAGGCTCGCCGCCCAACCCAGTGCCGGGTTCCGAGTGTTCCTTGTCTGCATCGTAGGATGCATGAGGCCGAGGGGTGAACTGATACCACCCTGTGCCACCGTTGGATGACGCGAACGAGACGCCGCTCTGTTGACCACCTCCTGCTTGCTCAACTAGATCACTGAGAACTTCATCGAACGATGCAACCCCATCAGCAATGCCAACCTCGACAGCCTGTCGGGGTGCATAGATACGGGCCTCCGTTCCCTTGATCGCATCCGACGATAGGTTGCGACCCAGTGCAATCTCGTTGATGAAGACATCGTTGATGTCACCGACAAGTTCCTGCATGTACTGCTTGGCATCGGCATCGAGTGTTTCCATGTCGACAGCCTTGAAGCGTCCTGCCTTGATGACCGTCTGCTTGACGCCCATCTTCTCTGCCAGTTCCGACGTATCGGTATGCACCATGTACGTACCGATGGAACCAACCACAGAAGATGGCGAGGCGAACAACTGTGTGGCTTGTGCGGCCAAGCCGTAAGCTGCACTCCCCGCCATCGTGTTCGCCACAGCGTAGATCGGCTTGACCTCCCGAGCCTCACGAATCATCTGTGCAGTCTCAGGGATCATCATGGACGATCCACCGGGCGAATCGATGTCGAGCAAGATGGCAGAGATAGAATCATCTGCGATCATCTGCTGGAACTGACCAGACCACTCTTCAAGCGAAGTGGCCCCGCTCATCTGCGTCATCATGTTGGCCTTCGGGAAGATAGGCCCATGCAACTGCAACACGCCGATAGCACCCTGACGTGCAGGGAGCTTCACGCGTGTATCACGCACGTCGTTATCGATGTGTACCGTCCCATTGAGATGAGCCTCGACGATCTCAAGCATCATCTGCAACGCGTTGGGC